CCACTTGTTAAACAATTCATAAAAACATCATCTATTGTTACAGCTGTGAATAAGTCTCTGGCTCTATTTAACTCCTCGCCAATTGGTAATCTTAATTCTAGAAAAGGTATAATATCTTTATGCCATGTTGACAAGTATAACGCACAACTTCCAGACCTATTACCTTGTTTGAAAAATCTCATTTTAGATTGTACCATATCTGCAAATCTTACAACGCCACCAGCCTGACCCTTGAAGCTGCTAACCATACTCTTTGCACTCCTTAATCTATCAATACATAGTCCTATTCCAGAACCCTCCTTTGAGCCATGTGCAATCTTATCTAATGTTTGATTTATACCTTCTATACTATCGTCCATTAGTGTAGTTAAATTACAGCTAATTAGTCCGTTCCTACCTTCAATACCAGAATTAGATAAAATGGGTGTGGCAAAATTAACTTTTTTATTATACAACTCATTTAATAGTTTTCTCCTCTCTTTGAATGAGTCTGGGTATAAGTGATTTGCAACCCTGTTGTGCATCATTGATGGTATCTCTAATGGTTTTTTGTTATCATCTTTTTTTGAGTATTTTTTTAAAAATGTAGATGCGGCAAATGAATCAAATTTTTCATCTACAGCCTTTGTTTCAACCTCTAATAACTTAGCTTGTCTAGATATTAGTATTCTACCACCAAGTATTGCATAATCTGGATGCTCAATCTGTAAATCAGCACATTGAAATGCAATTATCTCATCTATATCAGTTGCAGTCATCTCATCTTTAACATGAGGAACAACTTTTTGAAATAATTTATCCGCTTTAATGTTTAAATCTTTAGATTGTTGCTTTATTCTAGTCAATATTTTATTAGGCATGAAAGATTGTCTACTTCCATCTCTTTTAATAATTTTCATAAATATTTTTTTTATTAGTTAATATTAAAAATCTGCATCATCAAAAATACCAACATTACTTGTAGGTATATCAACTCTGGTATATCCACCGCCAGTTCTTCTTTCAAAGAAATTATTTTTTGATGATAACCCTATTTTCTTCATGAAATCAAGTGGGTTTTTTGTGTTGAATTCTGTTTCACCAATGAAATCATTTAATACTATGTCAGTTACAAATTCAACATACTCAATCATCATTTCTTTGGTCATTCCCTGTAACCCATCTGGTAAACTTTCTTCAACAAATCTTTTTTCAGTTTCAAAACAAGACATTATAACTTCTCTGATTCTGTCTTTATTTGGTTTGTACTCGTCTTTAATGTAATTTTTAAACATCTGTAAAGCAAATTCATAGTGAAATGATTCATCTCTTAATATGAGTTCATTCATCTCTGCTAAGCCAGGCATTTTATTTCTACTTCTAAACCAAAATACTCCAGCAAATACAGATGAAAATGCGATACCCTCAACACATGCAAAAGCAATTAATTTTTCAACAAATGTACCGTTAGTTAACCAAAATTCAGCCCAAGACGCTTTTGATTTTACGGCTCTATTCGTTAACATTGAATTAAATAATTCAGACTTCTCTTGTGGGTCTTCAATGTATGTATCTATTAGTAGTGCATATCCATTTGCATGAACTTGCTCCATAAACATCTGGTGATTATAATAATACTTAGCTTCTGCTATCTCAACATTATCAATAACATTATCACATAGATTATCAATAACCAATCCATCTGATATTGTAAAAAATGCTAAAATATTTTTTAAATAAAACTTTTCACCTTCTGTTAGTGATTCATAATCGTCTTGTGCGAGGTTGACTTCTTCAGCAACCCATGTTTGTTTTTCGGCTGCTTTATAAGCATCCCATAAATCTTGATTTTTAATTGGAAAAATAGAATATCTTTTTTCCGTGTCTGAATTTTTTAAATACATATTACGTATAATTATTTAATTATTATTATTATTATTTTCTACTTCACCTACAGTTCTATTTAACATAGCAATCCTAAGTGAATTAGCTCTTTCAACCTCTCTTTTTTTATTCATTTCATCGGTTTGTAAGAATGTTTTTCCTTGCTCACCACCTTCGGTCATATCAATTTTTATTCTACCATTATCGAATACTATATCTTCGAAAATAATACCATCTTTACCAAATCTTGATTTTAGTATTGCCATGGTAGCATGTCCACTTTCTTTTTGTTCTAGTGTTTTAGCTATTGAGACAATAAAATGTCCTATTTGACCTTTTTTTATAGAGCCCCCTATCATTGTTGAATCTACTTTATCGGCACCTATTGAGCTTCTATTACCCTGTACAGCTGTCCATCCAGCTAAATTCATTTCTGATAACATTGTTTCAAATTGCCTCATGACATTGCCCTCGGCATCCCAACTTTCTTTATATTGTTTTGTGGATTGAACACAATCAATATAATCTAAAAGTACAACATCTGGTATGAACCCTTGAGATATTAACTTTTTAATGTATTGTTTAATGTGAGGTATCGTAGTTCCGTCACTAGGAAACTTTTTAAGTTGTATCTTCCCTGGTTGTCCATATCTCTTATCTTTAATTCTAAAAACCTCTTCAGTGTTTTCATTTAATTCATTAAGAGTTAAATCAACGTCTTCTTCAAGGTTAACCCAGCAAGCTAAATGTTTCTTTTGTATAACTTTTGGGTTGTCTTCAAAAAATATTTGTACTACATTTTTACCAATATTCTTAGCATGGTTACCCAGTTTAGTCATCATTGTTGTTTTACCCACCCCAAATGGTGCTAAAATAACGCCCAACTCAGTCTTAGATAAACCACCATCCATATAACTGTCTAACCCATTAATACCAGTAGCTATGGGGTCTCTAAAATCATCTTCTAATACAGATTCTATATCTTCAAAAACATCAATACCACTATCCTTGTTTTCACCTACTTCTAGCGCTTTTTTTAATATTTCTTCACACTTTATATAATCTTCTAAATCACCTTTATCGATTATTTTTTGTATTTCAACAACAGATTTTTTTAACTCTTGTTGTTTGCAGAATTTCATCGCTGTATCCTGTGTTCTTAAACCATTGTTTAAATTAGCATTTTTAACCATATCTAAATGGTCTTCATACATTTTCTTATCTATATCGTCATTGGCTGTTGATAATATTATGGACTCTAAGTTGTTAATATCTGGAATTGTGCCATACTCATCATAGTTATTTACTATCTCACTAGATAATGCTCTTAGGAAGCTGTCATCGAAATAATTTGGTTTAAGTATATCAATAATAGATTCTCCAAATTTTGGGTCAACTATTATTTGTTGTATTAATCTATACTGAAAATCTTTACCTAAATAACCTAGATTGTCTTTGTTTATTTTGCTCATTTTAAAACTTGTATTTAATAAATATATTAATCAACTTTAAAGTCTACGTCTTCAATTACCTTTTTTAAGTCATACCCCTCATACGTTGTCGTATAAGCTTTTTTAGAAAAAGTATTTTGAATTTCTTCAATAATTTTAGGTATTATTTTTCTAATATTGACAGCATACCTAACATCTGTTTGAAACCAATTTCCAGAAAAGACTGATTTAGCTATTGTCTTTTTGTCAACCTTAATTTCAAAAGTAAATAAGTCTTCATTCTCAAATAAGTTTCTATTACCATCAGTTTTATTAATTAGATATGGTCTGTATAGCTTCCAACAAACCTCTTTAGATTGTTCTTTGAAGAATTTAGGTATGATACCCATTTCACCAAACATACCGTTATTAACACCAGCTATTTCATCCATAACTTCCTTTAATTCCATTGAATGTAGAACTTCTTCATTGTAGTTTTTAACATCAAATAACCTTTGGCATATTATGTGGTCACTTTCCTCTCTCCTACCATTATTAATGTATAGGACAAACTCGAATCTAAAGTCTTCCCAAAAGTTTCGTCTTTTATTTTTTTGATTTTTCATAAATATTAATTTAACTTAAAATTTCATTATTCTTCTTTTCCCTTTCTATCAATTTTTTAAAAGGTAAAAGGTAATTTTCATATCTATTTTCACCTAAAATGGAATCAATACCATCATTTTTTAGCATCCTATAGACATTCTTTATACTTCTATCATCACTTAGTGGGGTGTCTATCAATTCTTTAACATTATTAATAGCACTATCAGTTAAAAGTGGGGTTTTCAGGTCAACTAATTTTTCATTTATATTATATAGTTTGTCACCCTGAATACCATCGGTTATTCCGTTGATTATATTAGTTAACACAGCTAAAGGTTTTTTATTTTCAGCTAACCTACTTTCTTGTAATTTTTTGGCTTTTTCAATTATATCATTTAGTTTAACTTTCTTATAAGTTATTTCTGGAAATAATTTGATTAGTGTTTCTTCACCCAAACGTTTAACACCTTTTATGCTATCACTTACATCTCCCGTAAGTATCTTAACTAAAGCAACATTTTCATAGTGATATTTAAAGTAATTTTTGAAGTTATCTGTTGTGATATATTTTTTTAAATCTAGTAAATACATTCTAACTTCATCATTAACTAGCTGACACAAATCTCTATCACTTGTAGCTATGGTTATTTTTTCGTTTTGTTTTTTTGTATTACAAATATAAGCAATAAAATCGTCCGCTTCAACTTTTTCATCAACTAATTGTCGAATATATAATTCCTCTAAGTAATTAAATACCGTACCTCTCTGAGCTACCTCTTCTAAATCTTCTGGCTTAGTACCATTTACATAGTCTTTACCTCTACCACTTTTATAATCTTTATATATTTCCCATCTTAATTTACCAGAGAACTCGCCATCCCAAAAAACGAAAACCTTATGATAAAGATTTTCGTCAATTAATTTTCTTAATACTGTAATGAATTGATATATACCGCCAATGTGTTGGCCATGTCTATTGTATTCGTTTTTGGCACCCATAAAGCCCCTTTTATAAAGGGCATTACCATCTACCAATAAAACATTTTTACTCTGTACTACCCTTTCATGCTTAGGTGGTCTTCTTTTCATTCATGTTAATTAGAATGTTAATAAATAGTTTACTCTCCAAGGTCATCCATCCCGAAGCCTTGTTCTTCTTTTTCGATTACGAAATCGTCAAGAGTTGTATTCAATCTTTTCAATATATAATCTTTATGTTCTTTTTTGTACTGGTCAATTTTTCCTGGATTCCAATAACCATGTGGTGTAGATGCTAATTTACCATGTTCCTCTATACCATTAACTTGATTTTTCTCACATCTAACTTTGGTCTCAATGCCGAACTGGTAAGTTTCTCCAGCAGATGTTGCTTTCAATTTAACTGTAGAGTGTGAAAGTATTCCACCAAAATGAACAATTACTCTAGGTGAGTAGAAGAATGCTTCACCACCCTTGTGTTTAATAACCTTGTTCTCATTATCTAACCAAATCTTTTGTACAACAGCAAATGTATTTGTATATGGTTTACCCATTTTTCTAGATGCTGGTATTCTATGATTTGTTAATGACTTGAATGCTGTCTCCATTGAGCCAGCGTTCCATTGATTATTATTAGACTTGGACATTACTGATTTAAACCCATTAATAGAACCAACTGAATCCCATAAAAAACATAGGTTTCTTGGTAAATCACCTTCATCCTGTGCATCTAATAAGTCACTAATTATTCTAGCAACGTCTTCAATAACTGGTTCACCTCTTAATTGTTTGGTACCCTCTTTACCGTTAGAATAGTCTATAAATTTATATCTTTGTAGTAAATCATCACCATTCATAAAGATAAAATCACCCTCGTAATCAATAATTTCACCAGTGTCTTCATCTATAATCTCTTCAAACTTAACACCAATATTTTTGGCGTGTTCCCAAGACCAATTGCCTTCAGTCTCTATAATAACTGGTAAGTCACCAATTTTTTGAGCCCCAGCAACTGCTTCATATATAGCTGTAGACTTTCCTGTATTTGAATAACCTCTGAATGATGTAAAATAACCTCTGGCTAATCCTGGTATCTTTAATGCTTCATGAAAAGAATCTGACATGGGTATCCACGTTAAATCTTTTTCTTTTACGGTAATATCCATACCGTTACTTTTTTTAAAACTTGATAAATCAAAGTTCTTTTTTCCAATAGTTTTTTTAGGTGCTTTTTTAGCCATATTCATATTAATTAATTTTTAGTAAAAAAAGGGTGGCTAAAAACCACCCATTTATTATTTTAATAACCATTAAAATGGTAAATCATCATCTTCATCATCGTAACTATTTGCTGATGTAGTTTCAACAACTTTAGTTTCAACTGATGCATTTTCATTTTTAACTGAATCTAAAGTATGATTAGCATTATCATTGGTTTCGGAACCCATTCTTAATTCAGAGTCTAGACTATCAATTTCATTTTGATTAGCTTCTGATTCTCTACTTTCCTTAGAAACATACTTTTCTTTCTGTTTGTCCCATACTGGAGTTTCACCACCAACTACAATTGCTAAATAATCATACTTTCTAGTACTGTAAACATCTCTCCAGGTTCTTGTGTCAGAAACCCATTCTTTTACAGTATTCTCATCTGAACTCAAAGGTGTTGATTCAATTGGATATGTAATTGATTGTACAACTGGTCTATTGTTTTGGTCTCTTGCGATGTTAATTAATAAATCTCTGCCAGTTTCAGTGTCTGTAATGTCATGCTGAACTGCTTTTATTGCCCCCATAATTTTATCCATAGTTCCAGTTTTTCTGTAATCGTGGTTGAATCTCCAGAATTTTACACCGTCAGATTCATTATCTCTATCGATAATCTTAACCACATACATCATTCTTGGGGAATATTTTTTAGCTAATTCCTTATCGCTCTCTTTACCCGTTGATAATAAAGCTTGTCTAGCTTCACAGAATGGGCATGCCTCATCGTCTTCTAATTTAAGACATGGAAATGTTTTCCATTCACCTTCCACTTGGGCTTTATGTCCCCAAAAAACAGTGAAGGGTGTTGTTTCGCCTTCAGCTGGAGGTAGAATTCTAATTCTTTTTGTTTCTTGATTTACACCCTTTGGTAAGTAAGTACTGAAATAATTCTTTAAATCATACTTTTTTGCAGTTGTGGATGTTCTTCCATTGTGGGAATTTTCGTACTGCTTCATCATTGCTTCAAAAACGTTGCTCATAATAATTGTTTTTTGTTTTGTTTTTAATTGTGTTATTTAATAGTCTGTCGTAATAAGGCGTAATATTTATAAGTCGTAATATTTGTATTTGTAATAATTTTAATAGTAATATTCTTAGTTAATAATATTTTGCATTATTATGCACATTTTTGTTATCTTAAATATACTAAAACTTTATAAAAAGTAAAGTACTTTAAGATTTTTTTAAATTCGTTAGCAAATATAATACACACTATTTAGTTATGCAACTTTTAGGTAAAAAAAATGAGAACATTTTATGTGTTCTCATATTTTTTATATTTTTTTTTTAATTTTATATTTCGTCTTCAACGTAATCGTTGTCATCTAGTGATGTTTTAACATGAATATCATTATAATCATAATCAACATCATCTTTAGTTAAAACATATTCTTTTTCTTTGTTTCCTTCTTCATCTTTGTTTAAAACATCATACTTACCCTCTTGGTCACCCCAAAAATCAGTTAGCTTTAAATTATATGGATAAGAATCAAGAGAGCGCATTTCTATTTTTTCTTCTGGAGTTGGGGCTCTTTTTTCTAATTCACCTTCTAGTGATTCAATTTTATCTGAAATTTCTTCCATAGATTTTAATTGTCCTTCAAGATTACCAACCATGTTCATTAATTGGTCTATTTTTTCATTTGCTGAATCGGCTGAAGCTTTTGCTTCTTCAGAACCTTTAACTAATTCAGTGACATCTAGTTCAACCTCGTCTTCATTTGATTCTTCTTCTGGAACTTCTTCGTCACCAAATCCTAATTCTTCAGGTTCTTCTTCAGGGGCTTCCTCAGATGTTCCATCTTCGTCACCAAGTCCTAATTCTTCTGATTCTTCTTCAGGGGCTTCTTCAGATGTGTCCTCATCTTCCTCATTCATCCCTAGTATTAATTCTTCTTTTTCGTCTCTATCTTCATAAAACGCATACTCGGACATTAACTTAAACTTTTTTATTTCCTCGTTAAGTAATTCTTTTTTTATTTTATTTTTCATATTAAAAAACTTTTTTTACTAGAAAAGAAGTTGTCTACCATCTTCTGTAATTATTTTTTTATTGATTCTTTCTACAATGCTTTTATCATTTTTAACAACACATGTTCCAGAGCTACAATCTAACTCATGTTCTTCGCTTAACTTTTCTGTATCTTCATCTGTTAAAAAGTCATTTAAACCTTTTTTTAAATTCTTGTCTTCCATATCTATTACGTTTGTAAATAAGTTATATTAATAAATATATAGAAATACTAAAAAATCCGCTTCATAGGCGATATATTAAGGTTGTTATTACTGTATAGTAATAGCTTACCTTGATAATCGTCCCAGTTAATTTTTACTGATTTATAATCTATATTACCTAAATCACCTTCACTTTGTAATTCAATTAATTTATTAAGTGCATTTATTGTGTATATGCAATTTCCTTTCTTATGTATAGGTATTGCGTTTGGAAATAAATTTTTAAGGTTCAATTTTCTACCCTCTTTTATTACGAATTTAAATGTAACTATAACTTTTGATTCGTCTTCTAGGTTTTTATAAACAAAAACTCTGTCTTTAGGTATATTAAATCTATTCTCTAAATAATCCAGAAACCAATCTAATCTTTCTGGAAAAATAAATGATGCTAATAATATTGTTTTATCCATTTCTTCTCATAGAATATAAAACTGGGATGTATTTAAGGTCGTCCTCAAGCATTCCCAAGTTATTCTTATATTCTATAAGTATCTCATTATTTAATAAAAAGTCTTTTGATAAGCTTTTCATTTTTGATATGAATTTATCTATATCTCCTTTTACATACTCTATTTGTTTAATATCAAAACCAAATATGTATTTATCAGAATAAATATATAGCATTTTATCTGTTAAAAAAGAAATATTACTATTAAAACTTTTTATTTTTTTAATAATATTTTTTACTTTTTCATCATCATATAATATAACATCAACAAATATATACTCTATTCTATTAGTTAGGTTTTTATATGAATTTTCAATAAAATAAAATAAGTCTTCTTCAAATAGTAGTCTTTTTTCTTTTTTACTAAATGTCCAATAATTTAAATCGTCTATTTTTCTATCAATATAATTTAACTTACCATATGATTTTTTAGCATCATCAATTCCAACTACTAATGTAGGTATATCTTGTATAATATCGTTAAATGAATTAACTATGTTAAAGTTATCATCTACTTTTATATTATCTAAAGTTACTATATTACCAATCATTAATGCAAATATAATAATTTTTATATTAAAAACAAATTATGGTGTGTCTCGGTCTGATTGAAAACCTAAATCTGAAACTTCTTTACTCAATTTTCTTTCTGAATAACTTAAATCTCCAGGTCCTGTACAACTACCTTTAGATTTTTTACAACTACCATCACTTCTTTTTTCTATACATTTACAATCACTTAAACCCTCTGGGAATGGTTCATAACCAGTTTTCCATAATTTTAACCAACCCTTTAGATTTGGGCTACTAATGAATTCATCAAATGGGAAGGTATATGGGTCTATTTTTCTACCTGGTGATACCCAATGATGACCTGTTAGCCATTTTAATGTTGGTACTGCTTCTCTTAGGTCTAATATTAAATCCTCTAAAGAATTTAGTTGGGACTGATTAAAATCATCATTACCTTTAGTGCCTAACATGCTAAATGAAATTCCTATACTAGTTGTATTAACTAAACCCTTGTTTGGGCCATAAGCATTTCCAGCATGACCAACTCTTCTACTTAATGGAGCCCCTTGATTTACTTTACCCTCTTTATCTATTATGAAATGATAGCCATAACCTTTTCTTTTAAGTGTTTTTATATCATTATCCACACTTGAACCAGCAGTCCAATGTAAGCATATAGTATCTAATTTTTCAACATTTCTAGACCTACCAACAAAATAGGGTTGTATTAGGTTGAAATTTTCGGTTGATAAATTAACGAATGGTTGTAGTCCCATAATTTTTATTTTTAATTTAAATCACAATACCTCCTGGTGAAGACATTAATGTATATTTTATATTTCTATTTCTAGTCTCTTTTGAAGAGTCTATTGTTGAATTTAGGTACGATAATAAATTACTATATAATTCAACTTCAGTAATTAATGGAGTTCTAGTTTTTTTAATTCTAACACCCTTAAAGTTAGTTTTCATATTATGTGGTGTTATACTATGAGTTACTTTAAATATACTATAAGCGCCCCTAAACATTGGTACGTTTGATAATTGAAAATACATAAATGGTTGTATCATTGAATTACCCATCATCTCTATCTCACAACTATATGCCCTGTTTTGATAAACATTCCAAAGGTTTTGTCCTTTATAAGTTGGCTTTGTTTTATCACCCAGCTGAGATAAATCTTCAACTACATTTAAACTTTCTAATGTAGACGTAAATTCATTTTGGTCTAGTTTTAAAGACTTAAAAATTGACTGATTTTGTCTACCGTAACTAACTAAAAAATATGGTATATTTAAACTTCTACCGTCTTTATCTCTAGAGGTTTTAAAATCATCTGGCACATTGGTCATAATGTACCCTTTATTACCAGAATCTAATACTGTAAATGAATCATCTGGATATTGTGAATTATTACCTAAATCTAAACTATTCGATGTTTGGCCAACATACATACATACGAATGATGGTCCTTGATTAGTATCAAAACTTTTACTGTAAGGATATGGTTTAAAAACTTCTAAAACATCTTTTGGTTTACTGTAATCAATATATGTTGGTAGAGGTATGAAATTAAAGTTATTATCTTTGAATATTACATCTAATAAAGTAAATAAGTTTGTATTAGGTTTTCCTAACATTAATTCTTTAACTGTAAATGGGTTTATAAAGAATTTGTCACCTATGTCATTGTAAGACCTATCTATAAATTTAAAACTATTAAATAAGCCATTTTTAGATGCACTTTTAGCACATGAAGTTGATGATGTGGCTCCAGCACCAGCAATCCACTTATTATAAATTGAGCTTAGCTCCCTATATATAGTCAATTTAATGGTGTCATCATCTATTGTTTTGAAAATCTGTTGCTCTAGTTTGTCTTTCTCTTGTTCTATCTGTTTATCAAAGTCTTTTGATAGGGTTTTAAATTTTGCTAAAAAACCATCTAAAAAAACAATTAAATCTACCTTCTTTAGAAATTGGCCGTCTTGTAGCCCAAATCTCAATTCAGAACTTCTAAATACTTGTGGTTTTCCATTCATAACCCATTTGTATTGTGAAACTAAATCTCTCATTAAATCACTACCTTTACATTCCCTTCTATACACAATATTAATTTGCCACGCCTTCTTCTGCGGCCATGTAAAACCCCATGTATTTGCCTGGTCTGTAAGTCCACCTATTCCAAGGTCTCTAATGGCCACAATTGATGTCATGTTTTTTAATCCGTCACCATCTTTTGACATTCTGGGTCCGCTAGTATTGGTTTCGGTAAAAATTTCTTTTAATTTTCCAACAGTAAATTTAGTTTGGTTTGGATTCCTAAGTAAATAATTAGGTTGTGCCACACCAGGGTTGCTGCGGTGTTGTGCGGAAACTAGATTATCATGTAGTTGTTCCCAGCCTTTAGCCCCGCCAGTGCTGAAATCTTTTGGGTCTTTAGTGTACATTAACTCAAATTGTTTCCTTACATCTTGAAACCCAGCTTCTCCAGTTTCACTCAGCTCACCAAGTACAAATTCATCAAATATCCTAATAAATTCATCTTTTACTGATTGGGGTAATCTTAATAACGTGGAATCTATTCCAGCGTATTTCACGGCTGAGCTAGTCATTCCTACATATTCGGTACCTATATTCATACCGCTTTGGTTTTTTCCATTATCATAGGCTAAACTACCTACATCTATTAAGTATTGATTCTTATTTGGTAAGGGTGTATCTTCTCTCATCCATGGTATAAGATATGGGTAGTTTGCATCTGGAACTTTAGAGGTAAATCTAATATCAAATTTTTCTTCATATCTAGATAATAAACCACCTATAAATGCACACCACAATCTTGGAGCTTTTATAAATGATGCATAATTATTGAATAGTCCTTTAATTGTTGGACTTTCGTCATAACTCTTAAACGATGTTTCCTCATCAGTACCAGTTGTATCCATATATGTTCTGTCAAATAAACTTACATCTGGTTGTACTTGAGGGCTTTCACCGAATGTATTTGTTTGGCTTCTATAGTCTTTAATATCCCCAACTATTCCTTGAAAACCAAAGGTGTGTAGAAATAAAAAAGCTCTAGCTTTATTTGTTTCTTGCTCATAATAAAATCTTGAGCCGAATAAACTTAAATTGTTGTTAACATATGAATTAGTATTAGTATATCCCTGTACATTAAATTCTATATATGGAAAATATGCTGATGTTACTTTATTATCACTATTCGCATTTAAATTTGCAGCTTCACCATTTACTAAACCTAATAATTCTCTTTGTTTTCCGTAGTCTTCGGGTAATATTCTATACTGATTCTGAGTTTTACTTAGTGTGTAGTTATCTGGCATAAGAGAGTTATCGTTATTAATATCATATTCAAAATTAGATTTCCATGTATAAGTAGCCCCAGCAATAGCCTTATTCTTAGCACCTTCTTTAAATCCTCTAGATAAATATGTTCCACAAGCACTTTGCGGGTTACTTGGTATAAGCGAAGACGTATTAACCATTTTTGGCTGTGCCCAATATGCACATAAAACATCTGATATACCATCTGGCATATTTCTCTTTCTATAATGTTTATTCTGTGGGGTTAAATAACTTGAATTATTATGAACGGTTGAATCATAATTTATGTTTAATATTTCCATTGCTTTTAACCTACCGCCATACGTAAAAAGAGGTTCAGCAGGCTTATACTTAGTGTCTTCTGTCAATTTTAATGAATTTGGTTTATAATTAACATCATTGTATGATGGATTCTTTAAAGTACTTTGTTGTAATACCATTAAATCATTAATAACAGAATTTGTACCTTGAAAAAAACTTAAAAGGTTTTTAGATATTTCAGTAAATGTTGTTTGTGCAAAATCTGGTTGTTGAATTAAACCATTATAATCACTTGGGTGTAATATTTTAAAAAATTCACAACCTGGTTCGATAAATTTATCCCAAAGTGGGAATTCTTGATTAAGTTGGCTATTACCTGAGTTGTCTATAAAAAAATAATCATCTCTAAGTTCTACTAGTTCTTCAAAACTTTTTAATTTTAATTCGTTTGTTGATGATTTAAATTTTTTACCATTAAAACCTTTATTTATTGGTAAAATAGCAACAGCAGTGGAAGGTTCATCAGCGTCTTGGGGGTCTGTTATTAAATATCTATACCGATAGTATACGTCTTCACCGTTCTCTATTAAACTTAAATTTGCGCCAGCACCAGCTGTAGTTATTCTAAATGAAGACATCATATTTTTATTATTTGTACTACCTAATATATCGTAAGAATTTATTATGTCTTCAGCTTTTTCAATATTTTGTATTTGTTGTATTATTTGTCTTTTTTTATCATTATTGATGTCTAATAATGCGTTATATAAATTTTCAGCCTCAATTTGGCCCATGGCGGTCTTCATTGGTCCACTAATTCTACTTGGGTTTGAAAATGATAGCCCTAGCCAAGCTCTTAACATTAGTGTTTTTATGGCTTCTTCTGTGATTGTTTTATTACCTTCGTCAGTTGATAATGCTGTTTTATATGGATTTTGAGTAATATAACTTTTTTTTGATGAGGACTGTGGTATGTTTGTGTCTAATGGTGATATTGGATAATAATTTGGTACTTCTGTTAAGTTTAGATTTTGGTTTAACTCTTCCTCGTCTTCCTGAAAATCTTTTAATAATAATTCTAATAATTCTTCAACAAAATCAACTTCAATCATGCCAGTGCCAGGTAAAATTTTATTACCTATCCATGACTCTTCTTGTATTGTTTCACCATCTGAGTTAGTTGTTTTCTCAAAGTATTCTGGCCAAGGGTATATTTTAGCATTTTCAGTTTTAGTATTGTTTTGATTAATACCACTATCTGTATTTGAAGTTTTTAAGTCTAGTTTCTTAATTATTTTTTTACTTCTACTTGTGCTTTTATATGCTTCATCGGAAACATCTTTTAATACTTTCAAAAATACTTCTGAATGTTTGACTAACATTTTTACTATATTCCTTACTGTTGGTCTAAAGTTTAAACTATTTTCAGCACTTTTTGCTAAATCTTTAGCTAATTTTTCTGTAGTTTCTTTATTTCTTTTTTCAATATTTTCTTTTAATTCATTTAGTATTTTAAATTGTTTAGTCAAATCAAATATGTGAAAGTCTACTGCTTGGCCATAATCTGTTATAAAACTTACCATTTTTTCAGTTTCCTTATTATCTTCACCACTGAATTTTTCGTTATCTAGTTCTACTAATTTACTAGCAATTTTAGTTTCTTCTAGCTGACCTGTTCCACCACTAAATGGTCCAATACCATTAGTTTTAAAATCTATTATTTCGTTTGAATCTATTTTAAAATCATCATTTTCAATACTAGAATTAGCTCCCTTTTCACCAGTACTTTCATCACCGTCTAGTAGTATTACAAGGCCTTTTTTGTCTGATTCTATTAGGTCTATTAAAGCTTGTTCTTTAGCTTTTTCTGCGGTTGTGACAACTATGCCATTGTTTTTATCGTGTATAAACTCTTTTCCATCTAACATTGATTTCATTAATGAATTAAACCTATCTTCTAATCTTTGTATTAAATCTAATGTTAATTTACTCTCTTCAATTCTAGTTAAATTTGTGTCTTCGTTTTTTATCTTATCAAATTCTTCACCTAACTTATCAACGTTATCCATGAATTCGTCAATACTAGTTAGTGATGGGTCTTTCTGTTGTTCTTCAGCCCATATTTTTTTACCTCTATTTGTTTTTATTACAGCTCTTATTAAGCCTAATAGCATATCAGTTAATAAAGCATATGTGTATCCTATAAATTCAGCTTTTATTTCAAAATTACCAGTTTCACTATTAAAATTTGAATTCCATTTATACATATGTAGACAATATGTGACTGGTTTACCATAGAATCCCTTTACTTTTAACTCAAAAATAGGGTAAGGCATTTCAAAGAATGCACTATACTTTGAGTCATTTCCTTGTTGGAATATTGCGTTACCTCTTATATCTACAAATTTTATAGTTATTTTAGGAGTGTAAGCTGTATCGAAATTAATATGTATATTTTCTATACCTAATGTTTCTAAATCCCTACCACTATCTTTTTTATCGAAAGATGTAGTTGCATTAGTGTAATTAGTTGTTAGATTATAGATAGGTTTCCCAGTTTTTTCATCTTCACCAGTTTTACTACCGCCAATAAATTTTATGGGGCCATTTTTACCACCGTCAGAAGTATTTGTTACAATTCCAGAATTTATTATACTCCTATTTTTTTTAAAGGTGTTTAATTCAACATTTATAGATAAATCTTCATTTGAAAAAATTCTATTGTCTTCTGGGTTCGGTTCAAATACTAATAATCTATCACCATTATTTTTTTTATCTTTATCAGCCATATAACTCTTTGTAAATGTTAACAGAGTTTATGTACCTATCTATAGCATCTTCAAATGGGTAGGGTACTCTAATAACATCTCTATCTTTTATTTCAAATTCTAAACCACCATATTGTGGGTTTGCTAATAATATTAACCAACCGTGGTAAGGGTTATTATAATACTTTTGACTCAAAATGTCAAGTCTAGTTTTACCTATCTTATATAAAACTGATTTATCTTCTAAACCTAAATTTATTTTTAAACCAGGTATAGGTTTAATCTCTTCATCAGCCCTAAAGGCTTCATATCTATCAAAATATCTTGGCATAATTTATTTATTTTTTAACACATTAAACATCCTAACAAATTTTGTTCTACGGAATACTTACCATCGGCAATATGTCCTCTTATCTCATCATCAAAATCACATTGATAAAAGTAAGTATAACCAGTATCAAATTTGCTTTTAAAAACCTTATCTTCCCCGTTTTTATAGAACTCAACATATAGTAAGGCTCCGTCAACTTTTAATTCAGAGGTATTTGCACTATAACATGTTAATGATTGGTCTATTTCATTGTTATCATAATAATCTTTAAATGTCTTTCCATATAATGTTATTCCATTATTTGACTTTATCATGTCAAAAGTTTTAACTCCAGTATTTACTATTAGACTACCATTATCTGTTAAATCTTCTTGTTTTATAGGGCCATTTTTTAAGGCTATATTTGAAGTTCCGTTATTCACACCAAATCTATAATTCCACCCATCACTAAGAAAATCTAAATCACTTGCTTTAAATGAAATTATTTTATCATCATCATTAAAAAAATTAACTAATACAATATCTTTAAGGTGTTTATAATCCTCACTTTTTTCTGGTTCTTCAGCTACTTCTGGTTTATTAGCTTCATTGTCGGCAACTGCTTCTTGGTCTTTATCAATATCATTTAACCCTTCTTTGTCTTCATTATTTTTTAACTTAACTACTGGTGAATTTGGTGATTCTCCTGGTACTAATTCCCCATAACCCTTACCTTCATCATTTGCTTGTAAGTCTTTGTTAATAGTAATTCTATCTGCTCTAGCATCGTATATCTCAGTATTAGCATAGAAGTTATATGATATTGCATTTTGTAATTTATTTATCGGACCCTCTAAACTAGACCCTCCTATAAATGCAAAGCTAATTGTTACATTAGCAATCATAGGTTGAACACCTACACCTTCTGGGTTTAAGTCCCATACTAATGGTTCATAATCTAATGTCATTGAGTCAATTGCTATTTTGGTATGATAAAAATCACCAATTCTAAGTATGCAAATTGGTGGTCTACCAAAGGCTAAATTATTAGGATTTCCAACTCCATTTGTTGTAGGTCCTTGTCTAGTGCATTGATGTAGAAAATTAAGCCTGGAGTTAAATCCTTCTGGTGTCATACTGTGAAATGAAGGGTGAAAATATTTTATTTTATCTCTTATATCTCTATAGATAAATTCATCACTTTCTTTTAACTTTTTAAAATAATGAGTCTCCGTAAAAAATCTACCTTTTGGTATTGATACTGTTTTTGTTTTTTTAACTTCTGGTTTTTTTTCCTCAACCGCTTCTTCTTTTGGTTTTAAACTTGGGTCATATTCTATTTTAATTTCAGTATATCTGTCTTTTTTACAAGCTTTGGTGTATGTTGCTCCGTTTGCGATACAAGAACTACTACTTATTTGACCTAAACCTTTAACTAATTCGAATCTAGAATCACCTAAAGTGTCACCGATTAATACTTCTTTTTTAAGAAAGTCTTTTATTTCATTAGCTCTATTATCTGATAGCTTTTGATTTTTTGTACTATTTTGACCTTGTTTACTAGCATAACCTTTTAAGAATATCTTACAATACTTACACTCGTTTTTCATATATTCACTTAGTGTTGATATAAAAATATCATCTTGGTATCCATTTATTTCCTTATCACCAATTTTAAATTTATTATTAGAACCGTTAAGACCAAAATTAGTTTTATCAGTATATTTTCTGTTACTATATGCACCATTGGATTGAGGTCCAGATTTATAAACACCTATACCAAATCCTTCACCAGTTGGGTTTACTGAGTAATTAATAGTATCTGCTGTTGTTGTACCACTAAGACCATTTTCGTATTTATCATTAATCAGACCAACATCATTAGGGAAGTACATATTAAATAATACAGCTTCTGGCTCTTGCTCATCAACCTTTTCCTCAACTTCTATATTTTGGTCTATCTCAACTTCATCATTTTCTTCTGGAGTTAATATTACTTCTCTTATTGGTTCATATTCAAGGCAACCAGCGTAAAAAGATGTTATTTCATCATTACCCCAATCTTTTGGAAAGTAATTAGAATAGTTTGGGTGGTCAATAATTATCTTCCAAGATAGCGAACCAGTTCTTTCAGTATTATTATAAGTGTATAGTGGTTCTCCTCTACCTATAAAATTACTTCTGTCCCAATTAACTGAAGTGCTCTCATTAAAACTTATATCATATGGTGGAAACCACATAATTCTACCTCTTAAACCACTTAACGGGTCTCCTGGCCCCTTTTCAGAAGGCATTAATTTTTGTAAATCATCTGCCCATGCTAGATTCTCTATTGAGAACATAAATCTTTTTATATCACTAATATTACCTTCATCATCTGTAGTTGGACCTATATTCACAAATCCAGTACTATCTAATACCGATGCGTCTAAACTAGCTCTACCAAATGGTCTATTTGGGAATTCTCCATTTTCACCACCTATTAGTCCAGAGCTTTTTTGTAAATCTAGATTATTATCATATCTATCAAATGTAGACCATGTTCTACAAAAAACTTCATGTGGTTCTAAATTACCACCTAATAAAGCGTCAGCACTTAATACACCAGAACCTTTAGATATAAGACCTTTTCTAGATATTTGTAGTTGTGTTGTGGTTTCATTTTTAACACCTTGTCCAGATACAAGTGTTTTCATTCTACCTTCTTTAAATAACTCTTGTGTCTTATATAATAAACTATTTACGTTTTTAAAGTTATTAGCCGAGCTCTCTCCTGGGTTTTCAGTTTTAAGGGCGAAACTTATTCCTTCTCCACCATCTGTTGAACTAACACCTGAAAGTGCTTCATAATTATTGTTAGTATCTCCCCATGAAAATACACCTTGCTTCCTCCCAAACTCACCAAATTGAGATGAACTTAAATTACCAAAACCAAAGCTAGTTGATGCTAAAACATCTCCTTCAAATTCATCATTGAATCCACCTATTAATTGTGCTGGACCATTATTTATAATATTGGTCCCATCAGCTAATTGGTCTTCATAGATATATGAACTACCACTTGGAGAATCTTCTTTATTAACTCCTATACCAGTTTTATCATTTTTTAAAGGTGGTGTAAAACCATTTCTTTTATCCCCAATTAGTGATGGGTCGGTACTGGCGTTCAAATTACTAAACATTTGTAGTATTTGGCCTTTACCAGTGTTTTCAAGCATTGAATTGGCTCTAGATATATTACCTGTATCCCAACCACTTTCAGATGCAAATATTGATGTTTTTAGTAAACTAAGTGGTATCTTAGCGCCAGTCATTCTTTCTAATAAATCTCCAGTTTTACCTAGTATACCACTACCAACAGTTATTTTATAGTTTGGTATTATTAAATTACCACCTTTTATGAGACTGGTTAAATTTGTATTAACCTTACCAATTGTATTTTCTTGTAGTTCAAATGCTATATTATTACCTATAGCCGTTGCTAAATATCCAGCTGACAATTGACCTAATCTTGTATCATTTATAACGCCACTTGCTGTCAGTATTCTACCGCTTAATGAGCTTCTAACATCAGCATTTGAAACTAATCCACCACCGTTAGGGTCAAATCCAACACCACCACCATTTAGTAAACTACTAGCGATATCAAAAGGTTGTGTATCTGGTCCACCAACGTTAACGTTATTGTTTTCATCTAAATAAGAACCAGTTTGAAATGTTACTGATTTATATTCAATATTAACCTGTGTTTGTTTATCAACATCTAAGTAAATATTGTTAGATGTGTTTGTTTGTAAGTATTCACTACTAGAACCTAATATATTACTAGTTGATTCGGCTAAACTACCACCTATAGTAGAATTAGTGTCCCCTGGAGAGTATGGACCATTTTTAGGTGTGGATGAATTATAACTAACTATTGTTGGTATTTGTGAATCCTCATCTGAATACATGTTTTTTACGACATTTGTTTCTAAAAAACCATTACTTTCATCAATTAATTCAGCTTCTGAATCATTGTATGAACCTGTTTGAGAATTAACTGGATTAGTATATATATCAGAAACTGTTTGTTGACTAGTATCTAAATAAGCATTATTTGATGTATTTACTTGAATAAAATCATTATTAGCTTGTAATAGTTCAGCGGCTGAACCATTAACATCATAAATACCATTATTCCAAGGGTTTCCAGCTATTGTAGTATTATTATTACCTGGTAAATAGTTTACACTATATTGTTCGTAATCAGATAATGAACCTTGATATTTATTAACTATTGTATCACTTTCTCTATGAAAAACACCAATTACTTCAATATCTTCTGAGGGTTGTATTATCTCTGGTTGAGTTGATGGATTAACTGGAGTACCTATACCGTTTAGTAGGGTTGTTAATCCATTATTAGATATAGTATCAGTGACTATATTTCTATTAAGTAATAAATCTCTAAATGTAGGTGATAAACTATTTATACTACTTGGCATATTATATCTTTTATTATAAATATAAAAGTACTAGAAATTTTATTAAAATAAATGATATAAAATCTTTACCTTAATTATATTAAGATATAAGTTTTTGAATAAAAAAAAAGTTTGTGATTATTTAGAATAATATATTAACTATATATTATAACTATTATATTAACTATATATTATTAATTATATATTATAACTATTATATTAACTATATATTATTAATTATATACTATATATTATATATATAATACAAAAATAATAACATTATACCAAAAAAGCAACTATTAATCAGTATTTTTTTTTTAATTAAGCCGAAAATGGTTGTGGTGATGGTTTATTTTGATTTTGTGAACCAGCTATTTGTTCGTTTATTGCGGTTGTTAGTGCTTCACTCATACCAGGAACATCTAGAAATTCCTTAGCTGTTGATTCATTTATATTACCCTTAAAATTAAGGTTTATATCTATTTTATCAAATTTATGATTTACAATACCGTTAGAATTGGCGTTATCAACTAATGTATTTAATTGATTTTGACTTGTTGATGCTGCAAGGATACCACCACCCATACCAACATTACTTATAGTAGCAAATTTATCTTTAGGGTTAAATTCTATTATACCATCGTTCATTGGCAGTCTACTATAACCCATACTTCCACCAGCATTCTCTCTTTCATTACCATAAACAGCGTCACCTATAGATTCACCTAACGAACCACCACCATAAGCCCCAATAGCCCCACCTATAAGCCCACCAATAACAGTACCGATAACAGGGACAACACTACCGATTGCAGCTCCAGCAGCAGCTCCACCCCAAGCACCTAGACCAGCACTAATAGCTTTAGTAGCGGTTCTACCAGCATTTTCTGCGCCATCTAGACCCATTGCTTTATTCTCTTGATATTCATTATAACCCGCAAACCCAGCGGCTAAAATACCACCACCAATAGCACCAGCAGAACCAGCCGCACCTCTAAAGTTTTTACCAACCATAGCCATTCTACTCATACCCGCTCTACTCATTGCACTACCAGCACCAGTGGCTCTAGTATTAAATAAACCACTTGCACCTACACCACCACCACCAACGACACCTCCAGGACCCATACCACCCATAGGTCCACCCATAGGTCCACCCATGTTAAATCCTAATCTAAGCATTCTTCCGTTGAATATCCAAGTAGCAGCTTTCAGTGCTGCCCAACCACCTAAAACACCAATTAATGACTTAATTGGATTTTCTATAATAAATTTAGCTATACTACCAGCTAAAGAAATTGCACTTTTAGCAAAAGATTTTAAGCTATCATAAAACCCAGCATCTCTCCATTGTTTTTGTAGTTTAATTAATGGGTCACCAACAAACTTCTTAAGTCCTTGAGCTACAGGTAATAGTATTTGTTTAAGCGACATCATTAAATCCTTAATAGTTTCATCAAAACTTCTAGAAGCTTCAGCTCTTTCTTCAAGTGTTTGTTCTTTACTCCTGATAGACTCTAAATCACTAGCCCTTAATTGACTAATTAATTTTTCTTGACCACCTAAATTAATAGTGAACCCCTTTTTATCTTCACTGTACTCGGCTATACTAGACAGAAATTCTTTATCCTTTTCTTCAAAATTAACTGGTGTTATACCACCAATAGTTTCCAATTTCTTTTGTTGAACCGCCATCTCTTGCATCTTATCAACACTAATACCAGTAATTTTAGATAACTCTCTCATCCTATCTCTAGCAAGACCACCCATCACCTCAAAAGAGCCCGTCTCTTTATTAAACTCAACAAATTCAGACGTAGCCTTACCAATATCTTTAGCAAAGCCCTCAAAGTCATTTCTAGCCTTAAACATAAGTGTCATAGGGTCACCTAGTTTTGCGAACTCTCCACCCATTACTGATAATTGTGCGGCCATTTCTATTGCCCCTTCTGGTCTAAAAACTTTATCGGCTAATCCAGCAATACCATCCATGTCTAATTTAAGCCTAACTGCATCAGCAGACATCTTACCTAAAGCCTTAACACCACCCTTAAAGTTATATCTTTGGGCTAATTTTAAATTCTTTTGTAATGCTTGTGCAGCGGCCTGTCCATTAACACCCATCTGACCAGAAATATTCATAGTCTTTTCAACCAAATCAGCACTAGCTTCAGCCCCAACTCCAAAGTTATCCATTGCTGAAGCCATACCTATTGCGAATTGTTCACCAAGTCCAGTACCTTCAGCCAATCCAGCCATAGCTTTAAGTCCTCCTTGTGTAAGCCTAACACTTCTACCAATTTCTTTACTATAACCCTGTTGCATTTTAGCTAACTGAGTTACATTAACACCCATCATTACAGTGCTATCCGCAGCTGTTGATAAATTTTTAGAAAAAGATTCAAATTGATTATTACCAAGAGCCATACTACGAGATGCATTACGTATGGCTTTATCCATATCAAATATCCCGTATGATTTTAGTTTATCCCAACCCCA